CATTAGCGTTTGCCTTGCCCGACGTACCTCTTAGAGGATTTAGTCTTGAAGCTGCCGCGCTTCCGTAGGCCATTGCCCTGAGAAGTACGCTTCTTGGGTCCGCCTTGGAATGTATTGGTCTTGGAGAAGAATGCCATGTTTGCTCTCGGTGGATTACTTGATCAGTGTAACATGAAATCAGCCCTTGCGGTCCCACAGGTTCGTAAAACGAAACTCGGGAGGGCTCATCAGAGGAGGGGCATAGGAATACATCTCATGCCAGCCTCGGTTCAGCTTTTCCCACCATCCCTTGCCGCCATGCTCGAAGTCGTAGTTGAAGTACAAAGGCGTAGTCATGGACTCGACTAAGGCGGAGTGTACCTTGCGGGCCATTCGCTTAAGTCGCCAATTCATCCAGTACAGCTGAATCTTGAGGCCGGTGCTGACTAGGATAACTTCAGTTTCCCTTGGCCACAGTACGAATGCAGCGGCTGCAAGAATGATTGTGAGGTAGGTTCCAGTCATTTAGTTCCAAGAGGTGTCGTGATAAGTGCGGAGAATGTTGATGCATGAAGGCAAAAGTTCTCTGGCTGTAATCGTGGCGAGTGCAATTGACCTGGACTTGAGATAGAACTCACGGCGATGCCCGGCACAGTCTTGATAGATGACTGTGTAATCAGAAATCATGAAAACGCTCCAGTACTTCTTGATCATAATGCCTAAAGCCCGATATACCACTCCTCCTTAATTTCTTTTAACACTCGCTCCAGCTCAAGACGAGAGATATGAGCGCGGTTGCCGCCGACATGATCGTAATAGCCTCTGCCGTTGCGGTATTCCACTGAAGCCCATTCTCGGGCTGTCTCGTTCATAGCCCACCCAACAAGATCGTGGTCGTCGCGCAAATAAGCGCCAATAGCAGGGCGCTTGTGGAGGATCAAAGCGGCCATCAGCTTGTCTTGGGTTGCTGGGGTGAACATGTCCAAGTTGTCCACGTCAGAATGTGCTACGGCAAAGCGAAGTGTTGAAGGCACCATTTGATAACGCCCCACAGCATATAACCAGCGACTCTGATAGGCCATAACTTGCCCGACCGTATAGTTCTCATAGGTTGAACCAGTAAGCCCCTGTATGCCTCCTGGAGTGTCTCCAGCGTACCCACGGTTGACGGCGTTGTAGTCGCCCTCTCCTTTTGAGATCAAGTCCGCCAGCGGCTGGAGGCGTTCGTGGATGGCACGGTATTCGGGGTTTGGGCAGAAGTTGTCAGTAGCCTGTGCAGGGAAAGACCCCAGACTTCCTAGTAGCAGGAAAGCTGAGGTCAAGGTAGATCGAAGAGTCATAAATCAGTTGCTGTAAAGTTTTTGTCTAAGTTCTTGAAAACCACCAATAGGTTCCCCGTCGACAACAATGTATGGCACTGACGGCCAATCAGGGTGAAAACCACTTTTTTCTTCATATTTGATTTCCTTGAGCTTCATCAGCTTTTTCGCCTTAACGCAAAAGGGGCAGTTTTCGATGGTCCAGATTTGTGCTTGCATGTTAGTTTTCTTTGGAATTGGCATGGCTTAAATCACAATTCGAATAACAGTTTCAGGAGTGCGAAGGCTTTCTCCCGCTTTATCGGCTGATCGAGCGTTGTACGCAGCCAGCTGATCAATGATCTCATAGCCTTCAACGCCGTCAACGTTTTGGAGATCGGCCTTAAAGCCGTCGAGACCTTGTTTGGTAACAGCGTGAATATTTTGACTTGCCTTCGAGATGAAGCCCAGTGCTTCCTCAGAATACGAGTTAGAACCCACGAGACTGGCGTTTCGAGAAATGTAATCCGAAATGACTGTTGAATGGATGTGTCCGCAGAGGATGTGGGTAATGTTAATGCCCTTGGCAGCGTACTTACCGATCATCGCTTGGACCTTCTTTTGGTCGGTGGCCGAGATCTGATGTCCGTGGATGCCCAGGAATGTTTGGTTATGTATCTTGAACACTACTTCGTTTGCCTCAAAGTCGTGGAAGCGCATGCCCTTGTCTTCAGTAGCCTCGAAGACTGCCTGGAGCATGGCGTAGATGGTGAAGTCATAGCTGTCTGTAGCTACTACATCAACCCATCCCAGGTTGTCCTTGACGCGAGACTCGTTTCCAGTAACGCCAAAGCAGTCAATAAAGAAGTCCGACCGCAAGTCCGTGAGGAATTGCTTAAAGAGATGGACGGCAAGCAAGGTGGCACGAGCACGGTTTGTACTCATGGCCAGCAGCTCATCTAGGCGACGATCGGAATTGAGCAAGTCACCACCGAAGAACACCACGACACGCTCAGCGCCATAGGCTTTGCCGAGCAGCTTGGTCTTCTGAGCTAGAAGTTGCAGACGCTTAGCAGCTACCTCGAAGTCAAACCTGTTCGTTGGCAGGTTGACCAACTCATTGAAATGATTGTCAGAAAGATGCACCACAAGTGTTGCAGCGGCAGGATCAAGGCTGCCAGTACGCCTAGGACAATCAGCAAGCCTGCTGCCATGCTTTTCAAGCTCGACAAGAATGGCTTCGCTGTAGGCTGAGACAGCGTTTTCGATTCGTGCGTGTTCTCTAAAAGATTTATTCTCGATCCTGTTGCGATCTTGTAATGCTTGAGTTTTCTTGGCAAGTCGAACTGTTTCCGTCAGCAATTCGAGGTCGGGTTCAACAGTTCGTACCTCAGTCTTGATATATGACCTTAGTTGATTTGGCTTCGCCAGGTAAGGATGAGCGTCAAAAAGCGCTGTGGCTGCACCTAGGTAAGAGCCGTGCTCTTCGAACAAGGCTAAAACCTCTTCTCTTAGATGACTGATGGGGGTTAGATTTGTCAATGGGGCTCTGGTAGAGTTTCCTTTTCTAGTATATCACATAGAGGTGGTTCGGTTGCCATTATTTGAGAAATATGTTCAATGACGCCATCACTGGTGTCGACAATAACATTAGGGCGCACCAAGGTCCTGAGCTGATTCAGGTAATGGGGTTCAGCCACTACTACGAGTGCCATCACAGAGTGAGGGGTCAGGTCGATAGTAGATACCTCTTCTAGTTCCATGAGACGTTTCACTAGCCATCGAGTGGCTGGGCCTTCGACCTTGTCAAGCAATGGTCTCAACTGATCTCGGAGCCCTGGGCAATGGACGTAAAGACGCAGCATTCTACGTTCCACTGCCGTACGAATCTCGTGAGGCTCTCTGGGCGTCCACGAAGAGGTGGGAACTTCTATTCGTCCTCGTTCCCATTGTTTTGCGATCTGTCCTGCTTCCTTAGCGTTTTTTGATAAAGCACGAGAAGCTTTATCGATGTAGTGAGTTCGCAGGGCTTTGCTTTGCAGGCTATTGATCAGAGATTTGAGTTGTTCCTCAACCGCTATTACCATTGAATTATTCTCAGGGTCAAGCTCTGCTACCCAATGATCAATGATCCAATCAAGCCAGGATGGAGCTGATGCGATGTAGGAGTAAAGATCATCACCTGAACGAATGATCTCGTCAGGATCTTTACCTTCTGGTAGTTTTGCGATATTGATATTAATCTTACCTTTTGAAGCCATCATGCCTGCAGCGCTTATGAATTGCAGCGCGGCTTTTTTGCCTCCATGGTCCCCGTCATAGCAAAGAACAAAGTTCTTGACGCTGCGAGCTAATCTCTCAAGAACAAAGAGCTCAGGGGCTGCAGTACCCTGCATTGCGACCACATTCCTGATACCTGCTTGCCACATGCTTACGACGTCAAGATGGCCTTCAACAAAGATTATGGATCCAGCTTCTCTCGCGGCTTCCATGCCTCTATACTCGTTAAATACAAGGCTTTTTTTAACAAAAAGATTACTTTCCGGGCTATTTTTGTATTTTGGTTGCTGATCTTTCTTTGAGGATCGGCCTGTCCATCCTACCAATTCATTGCGATGGTTATAGATCGGAATTGTTATCCGACCACTAAAGACTCCTCCACTCTTACTTGACAGTTGATCATATTCTTCTTTCGTGGTATTAAACCTGTTATCAAACCCAAGGCCGAATTCGCGAGCAGCCTCTGGACTTATGTCGCGAGCCTGTAGAAGGCCTCGTATCCTACCAGCTTTTGGGTTTCTGATATTTAGCTTAAATTCTCCTTGAACGTGTTCCAAGCGCTGAATATCCTTGGCTCTCTCTGCCCGCCGTTTTTTCTCAGCTTCTGGGTCGACGTTGTCCTTTTCGACTTGGATACCCAGTACAGCAGCCGCAAAATCTACTGCGTCAGGAAAGCTCATCCCCTTTTTCTTTTGGATGTAGCCTATGGCGTCTTCATGCGCTCGACAGCAATGGCAGAAGCAAAACCCTTTCCGGTCACTTATAGTCAAGGATGGGTTAGTGTCCTCATGCCAGAGGCAGAGCGTAGTAAATTCGTGCCCTATCCTTTTCAGGGGGGCACCTGTTGCTTCGATCACAGCAGAGATTGGCGCCGCCTTGATCTTTTCGAGAGTTGATGTTTTTATTCCCATGCCGTCAGTATAGCACCTCAGAACAGAGACGCCTGGACTCTCCCGCCGCCAAAGTCTTTAATTCCATCTTCGAGTTGGATTTCGACCTCGCTCCAGTCAGTTGCGTGGCATCCTGAGGCGTCTAGAAGGGCGTCTACTGATCGAATAGGTATTCGACTGCCAGTGCCTGACAGATAGACTTCCATATTATCAAGGATGCTTTGGTGCTCTTCTGCGACTGTTTCGATGGCTTTGGATGCAATGTCTAGGTACATCTGAGCGAAGTCCATCTCAGACGCTTCTAGAGGTTCTGTAGGCTTTGCCTGTTCCTTTAGTTCAAGGGGCGGGCCAGAACACACTTTTCTGGTTTCCAGCCAGTCTTCCTTGCTGATGCCTAGTTCCTCAGCTACTTCCAGGTCACTGGAACCTCTGTATAACAGCTTGCGTCCTCGAACCCATTGCTCACGCATTCTATGAGGCAGGCGCATCGAATAGGTTCTATCCCTGATGTAGTGCAGTAGTTCGCCACGAATTGTAGGCACCGCCAGGCTAGAAAATCTCATAGTTCTACCTGTTGTAGGGTTAATCCTTTCGGGGTCATACCTGTAGGCGGCTTTGCACAGTCCTTCAAAGGCAACCGATTCCAACGTATGGTAGTCAAGTTGTGTTGTGCGTTGCATTCGCCAAGCCTCGCGCCGAGCCAGATTCAGGTTCTCTTCTGCAAGTTTTTGGTGCTTACGTTCCATCCTAAAAACTTGAGGTTTTCTAGCCATTGGATGTCATCTTTGTTAGATACATTTTACCATAACCGCTGATGAGGGACATCTAGCAGGGGAGTAGAGCCTCGTCCCCAAACCACCGAGGTGATCGTAGGTGGAGTTCTTTGTACCATGTAATTTAATCCCATAGACAGACTATCAACCATGTCATCGTTTTTTGATGCAGGGAATAAGTTAAATTCGTTAATAAACGCATCCAACCATGGGGCGGTATTTGGCAAATAAACATTACCCGCCTCCACCATCGGCACAATTCCCGAAGCTCTTGATACCTTGCTACCATTTCCTTGCGGTTTCCAACCAACAAGACCTGGAACTTTTTTGTACATCATTTGGTGTACAGCAAAGCCGTTAGCAGCAAGCTCGATGATAGTTCCATTTAGTTGGTGCTGTTTATACATTCGAGCAATCATGGCCATCGTGCCGATAACATCTAGGCGTTGGCGCACCATGTCAAGG